AAGTTCATACCGCAAATCAGACAGGTATCAACGAAACATCCATACCTGTAAGTTCATCTCTTGGAGATGGTTTTAACGACAACGGAGTGAGGATATTCGACTTTGCTTCAGATACTACAGATAATCCTTCTATAAGTGACTCAACAAATTACTATACAAATAGTCTTTACACAGAGTCATCAGATCCGGGCGTAGTGGGAACACAAGAAGCAACAGTAAGGTTAGGAAGATTGACTCATAGTGTCGCAGATTATACTTCTGGATATCTTCCAGTAGGGCCTGATAGAAGTGGAGACACGGGAATTCAATATTTTACTTTTGCGTTCAGAAGAACAGTGACCGCAAACTTCAATATCAATATATCCTCTGGAGGTATCAGTGGTATTTGGATTGCAGCGCCCGGCACTACAATAGACAACTCCAGTACGATCAACGGATGGTTGGATTGTTCGGTTCAGTATGCTGGTGCTGGTGTGCCTGGCGAGGATACTGCTGCTGGAGGAAACGGAAGTAATGGTTGTGCGTCTACAGGTTCAGATAGAATACAATCAAACACCACATTGAGTGGTGCGTATAGAATGACATTGGGAACAGAGAACTTGACAAACGCAACAGGAAATGTTGCATTGGTTAGAATTGCATTGAACACTGGTCAGTCAGTCAATTCTATTAGTATCACATAGAGGCAATAATGGCAATCTCCGACGATCAAAAAATTGACTATCTATGGAAGAAGCTCGGTTATGGTGCTTCCAAGACAGATATCAATTCAATCAAAGGTGCGACAAACGAAAGCATTCCTAGTCCTTTATTAATAAGAGGGGATAAATTGTGGTCAGATTCCGCACAGATTCCCTCTGTAATGCCTTCATCCTCTAACACCTATGTTAGTGTTTATTTGGATTCCCAAACCAGTACGGTGGAATGTACAAAGGATTTGACCGCTTCTGCGAATAGGACATGGATCACAGGATTGACAGATTGGATTCCGCCGGAGTTTGGTTCTACATATCAGGTCAAAGTATACATCGAATCTTCCGGAGAGTCAACCCCCCAATCTACTGGAAGTCAAATATTTGCAGCTGGTTCTGGAAACAATGACGAATGGTTCTTTGATTATCAAAGTGGTATTCTTCATTTTATTGGAAACAATCTTCCAAACGGAATCAACGGAAATGTAATCTACATATCCGGTGCGAGATATGTTGGAGACTTTGGAGTTGGCGGTGGTTCGGTTGGCGCAGACATACAGTCTCTTGTAAATAATATACAGAATGTTCAGAACGCACTAAATAACTTCGAATATTCCGGACACACACAGTCAGAAATAGATACTCTGGTTGCGGGCGGAGAACCTGTAGGTATTGTATATGATGATACGAGTGGTAAGTTTATACCTTCTACAATATCTACCACATCCGGTGGTGGGACTAGTAGCAGTAGTGTTCCTTTCTTACCACTCCTATTAAACGATGGAACAGAAGAACAAGTTCCTTTATTGACTACATTTGATGGTCAGGAATTGATAAGTGGTCTATTGAGATTTACTTTAGCAGACGGAAATAGAGACGATATTGATTTGTTAATATCTGGATCCACTCCGTAATAGAATGAAAAATAATTATAAATACTAACACAATCAAACTAAATATAGTATTAACCTAAGCGCAAAGGAGCTCCATATGGGCGTCAATCTTGAACGAAATAATGTCATACATCTTGACGGATATCATTGGGATAAAGAAAAAGATGACGATAAACCACTTCTTAGTCAGCTAACAGACGATCTATTGGCGAACGGATTTACAGACGTTGGCCCAGAAGTTATTAAACTCACAATCTCTGACAGCGAGTTGACCTCGTTTATCGATAAATTTATTGTATACCACTACGACTCTGATCCTTCTACGGTTGGAGGCGGAGCATTTGGTAATGCATATGAAGACCCCACAAAAATACCAAATTATACAGTGCCTGCGGTCAATGAACATGATCATAATAAATTCGTTTATGACTTGCCTCTAGGAAATGGAGAAAATCCGACAGGTCAAAGATTCAAATATATTCACCAAGCATACGCCGATTCAGAACGATGGAATAAAAGATGGTCAGAATTTCCTACATTAGAACAAATATCAGGATCTACTTCGGCCGCCTCTTACCTTGGGCCGAACTCTGAATTGTTTGCGTATTTAAATCCACACCCATCAAATATGATGACTAATGAAACTAGTCAAACTTTGCCTTCTGGTGTTGTAAATCATCAGAGTCGAGTTAAGAAAATTATTTTTAACATTGGTGCAGATAAGTACGAGAGAGTATTTAATCAACTAGATACTGTCGGCGAACAGGGTTCTGGAGTTTTCTTGGGATCAAATCAGGGCGAAGATGCAATTAGTATTTCTAGTCAAACTGGATCTCTTACTGGAGACAGTGACGGAAATGGAGATGATAACTTCCCTCTCGGAAAAGAAATCTATCCTGCTGCAGCAAGATTTACTGAAGTTGCTCAGTTTAGAGTTGGCCAACGAGTTATTGGTGAACAATCAGGAGCAATCGGTGTTGTAACAGAATTTATAGATGCAAACGGAGATCCTTGTGTAGTAGGTAAAAATATATTCGAAAAGAATATGATGTACGACCCAGAGTTACTTGCAAGAGTCAGAGGTCAAACTGCAACACACATTTCTGATGGAACTAAGAGCGTTATAGATTTTGCTGGTGCTGGTGGATTTAATGTTGCAGATTTTGATGAAACTGTAGACCAAGTATATACAGTAACTACAACCGATTCTTCTGATGTTGTAACGAAATTAACCTCAACTGGACTCACACCAGAGTATTCTGTAGACGGAACTGGAATTACATTTCTAGATTCTGCCGGACAACCAGTTTCCGTAGGAAATGGGTTGACTGTAACAATTTCCTATGGGCCAAAGATGCTAAAGAGCAGACTTCCAAGTTCCGGAATGGTCTATGGTGGAAACTATGTTCCAGAAAATGACTTACCTGATTCTGATGATTCTACTTATGCAAAAGTAAACACAAGAATTAATGTTGAAAAGAAACCATACGGAAATCTACAAAGAAAAACTGTTTTTATAGATGAATGGGTAGAACAAACAGAGGGAAGACAACTCGTAGTAGAAGCATTGTCTAAAGATTTCTTTCCCGGCGAAAAAATATTTTCAGAAAATCCTTTCGGGGATGATGATGTTGCTACTGCGGAATCGACCGGATGGTCTGCTTCGACAGTACTCACTAAAGATTTTGAGGCAGCATACTCAGGAACTACTTTTGCTATCAATGGAACTTTTAATGCTCAAGATCATGAGGTAAATGTAGTAGTAAGACCTTATAGATTGGTTGGTACTGGAGCATCATCTACTGTAGAACCTTCGATTGAAGACGAATTTGCTCTTACTGGAGCAACTTTAACTTCTCAGAGTGGTATAAGGCTCTCAAATGGAGCATTTGCTCAGAGTCAAATTCAAGTTCCTTCCGGCGGTTATGCTTATTGGGTTCAAGGTAGTGTTGGCCGATCTAATGCGTATGAATCAAGTCAGCAGTCTCAGAGTAATCAACTTTATAATGCTCAAGTTATAATAACCGTATCATCTAAAGAAGCAAATTATACTACTCTCTCTAGAATTCCCCCACAGTCTACAGGATTTTCTAATAGTGGAATTAAGACTCTTGGAGAAAAGGGAGATAGAACAGGAGACTTCGGCGCACTCACATTTTCAAAACTAAGTAGGTTTAGCGCTCAAACAGAATTAACAAATGTCTCCGATAAAAATACGAATAACAACGTGGCCGTAACCAGCCAAGGCCACGGTATTGCAGACAGTTTATCGTTTAGGATAGAATATGAGCGGGAAAAGACTCTTCTTAACCCAGTTTCAAGCTCGAATTTGAGCACAGCGTTTGATTTTGACAATCCGGTAGTTGTAAACTTAGTAAACGATGCACTTGGAACTTCTCATCAAGTAGGAGATAGTGTAACTGTTTCAACTTGGTCATCTGATGAAATTGCACAAGCAGCAACAACGCAATACTTCCCTGCACTAGTAATTGGGTGGACAAAATATACTGGTCGGATGCCGAATGATAGAAGGACTTTTGACGAACAAAATGAGTATGATGGAAGAGGTGCATCTCCTACAGAAAGAATGAGTTATGTAACTCTTGATATGGTACAACCAGAAGAGTCCAATGAATTTATTGTCAATTCTGGAGAAGGTAAAACATTCCTAAAGAAAGATCCCCAAGGTGGAGTAATTTCTGGAACTGGATATTCTACTGGATATGTAGGAATCGGAACAGTTGCAAAACTCATTTACGAAAATGAATATAATAAAGTCAAGAGATGTTTGATCAACTCTGCGAGAGGTGTTAAGTTTTCTCCGGAAGATGTTACTACTGGACTGTCTACTTCTACTGAAGCAAGTTTAGTTCAATATAAAGAAGAAGAACTAGTTCAAGGGAATAAACACCATTTCTGGATTGCGTTAGATAAATCAGAAACATTCTTTACTTCAGATCAAATAGAACCGAAACCTCTTCTGGGATCTATGACTTTATCCATGAAAACAGAAGACAATAGTTCCCCAACTCCATTGTCCGTAACAGGTATGCAGTTAGGAGATGTTTATACTTTTACTCTACAAAGAATTAAAGGAAGATATACTGGAACTTCTAGTGACGTATTATTTGGCGATCCGGTAACTGTTCAGATTACTGTGGAGTCTACTTCTATTTCTGCCTTTGCATTAGAATTAGCGAACGAGTTGAATGATAATCTACCAGAATATAGTTTTGAAATAGATTCTGAAAATACATCTAATATATTGTTTAGGTCTAATGAAGTAGGTTTTGATTTATCTGTTGGTTATAATTCAGCGAATTATTCTGAGAGTTTAGAACCAGTTAGAGTAGAATCTGATAGAGCCAACTTTGGCATGAGTGCGGTTGATACGAGTACTAGAAATGCTTCTTCTGCTCCTGTTGGAGTAACTGCAATTAATGGTTCTTTCGGAGTTGCTGTAAAGGATAGTTCTGATGCAACTGGAAATTATTATTTGGGCGGATATCGACACAAAGTAGACTTTGCTCTCCCAAGTGAGGCTTACTATGGTGATAAATTTGAATTTACATTATCAGGATTAATATCTCAGAGTTCTATTTCAGAAACTTATACCACTCCTTCAACTTTTGATCTAACTTTGGAGTATGTTGCAGATAGAAGATTTAACAGTTCTGCTGCATTAGGTGCTGCTATTAAGAATTCAGTTATAACTAATTCTTATATATCTAAGTTTATGAAAGTAAGTCTAGAATCAAACCTAATTAAGTTTGAATATACTCCGGACTCATGGGCATATTTAGATAAGACATCTATACATAACCAAACTGGTGCATACGGATTGATGAATGAAAATTCTTCTAAGTACTCAACAGTTTATACTGCAGGGTCAGCTGATTCAGATCCATTTAGTTCTGTAATTACTGCAGCGACAGGATTAGCAGACGATTCATTCTTAGTAATTCTAAATGAAATGACATCAAATGGATATACAGATATTCCTACTAATGTATCTTTATATGATATGGAAGTCTGGGACGGTACGCAATACATAAACAATACAATGTATGTAAGCGATCTACCATCAGAAGCAGTGTTTACTGGTCAATTTACAGTCACACCGATGACTCAGTATGATTTTACTGACGATGATACTGGAGGATTGGGGCCTTTACAAACAATTGGTTTTGTAAGATCTCAATTACCTTCTTCTTTAGTAAGACAAAAAGTTAAAATTAAGTTCCCATTTGCCAGAGATTTTGGAACATTTGCGGATCCAATTACTCACTTGTCAGATGCTGTTGGGGCAAGTTATAATAATTTATCTATATCTACTGCAGATGCCACGACTCATCCTTCAACTTTGGGAGGAAATACTAAGTACTTTACTTCTTACAAACAACACGTTATTGGCGCGGCAGGGCCAAAGTTTGTCTCTGAAGCTGGTACTACATATTCTTCGAAAGGATTTATATCTCAAGGAGATAGAAAAGGCCCAGAGACATCATTTGATCCAGATTTAAGAGGATATCATCCAGAAGTTTCTGTGTCTGATAACTACGCACACTATTCTTCTTTCCCATACCATGAGTGTGGTTTAGAATTAGAAAGTTTTGAGGTTATCGCAGATCACTCAATTGGGCCCGTTGTTCTTGAAACAAATGACCAATCAAACTTGGGCGGTGTCGCTGGGGATCAACCTTGGAGAATACGTTTCGAAGTCAGCAGAGGTTATGAAGTAACAGATGCCTCTCCATTTATTGCCACTCAAAACTATCAGGGTGTTGGGGGAAGTAAAGGAAATACAGAGTTTGAATATCTGAAAGTACACGTTGCAACAGAATATCAAATTAAAGGTGATGGAACTGTAACTTCTATACAAAGTGCAGATGGACTTGAAAAGGGCGAGTTTAGAGAGCCAGGATTTCTTGGTGGTGTTAGACCTCAATATTCCGGATACGTCCGAGCAAGAACTCATTTGATATCTCCAGAGGTTACTGATTATTTAGAAGTACAATCACTTAAGGCAATCAGAACTAGTGGACTTAATCCCTCTGCCGGTATTGTAGGGTTTAAAGATTATAGTAAAGTGGCGGCTGGTACAGAAGATGAAAGAATTCTTGGTGGAGGAACTTCTGACGGAACAGAAACAACGAAGGCAGAATTTAGATATGAAGATAAGTATCTGAGAGGTTCTAGTACAGAACTGGTTTATGATACTCCATTCAATACCGGCACTCTGAGAATGCAAAAAGGATTCTTTAGGAGAACTGGGAAGCAAGAAAGAAGTGTTGCACTAACATATCCAATGAGTTATACATTGACTGTCGCAGACCACGGTATTGTTTTCTATCTGAGAGATCAAGCAGCAAGCGCACAAGCAGATGATTATGCATGGTTTGTTATCCAGAGACACGTTGACTCTACAACTGGTGTTCCAGATTATGATTCATTGTCACAACCAGTACACTGTGTATACCAAACTTCGGAGCCACCATTGTTGTACTCTGATCTAACTCCTTTCTTCTCTGTAGACGAATCTACTGGAGAAACTACGGATAGAACAACTTCTGTCTTTGTAGAAGGTTTGACAAATCAATTTGGATCTAGAATTTTTGACTTTAGAGTTGATGAATTCGTAGAACAAGAATTGAAAGCCTTTGATATTGAGAACCAAGGACGATTCAGAAGATTCGTAGTTCGCGAGAAAGACGTACTGAAACCTTGGGATAGACACGTTTTCGCCGGTATATCTGAGACGGACTCTCATGCGGTACTAAATATATTAGAACAACTTGCATTGAATGAAGACGGACAATTAGTAATCCAGTTCCCAAATAGATTGGGATCACAGAGATACTTCTTTACAGGAAAAGAATTGGATTTGATTGCGTTTTCTGATGGAGGTGCCGTAGGTCAGGATACTTTGATAACAAGTGATCGATTCAGTACTACTGGTACAACAGATAAGAGAAGACTGTATAAAGCACTTATGTCAACGAAACCTTTTGGCAATGGTATGAGAGTTTTGGCAATGGTCGCTGGATATGGAATCACATCATCACAGGCGGATACACGGCTCCTATCATCGTAAGTAGGAGTAACATATGTCTAACTCTACTATCCCAATTAGAGTTAATAAGGATGGCACAGGAAATACCGAGGGGCTCGCTGAATTCCAAACCGGCGAGCACATTGGTCTTGAGCATGGTGGCACTGGAGGATCTAATGCCGCAGAAGCGAGAACTAATCTAGAACTTGCCAATATCGCTACAACTTCAGATTATGTAGATCTAATCAATAAACCTGTTTTAAGAACATTTAGATATGTTATTAACAGTGCTGCAAATCAGTGGGTCATCCAACATGATAAGGGAACTACTTCTTTTCATGAAAAGCTTTTTGAAACTGACGGAACACCATTCCTTGCGTATGTGGAAGTAATAGATTCTAATAGTTTTAAAGTACATCTTTCCGAAACAATTACTGGTTATGTTGATGTAATTTTCGACAATGTTGAATTATTACCAGAAACACCATAGTTAAACTCCTTTCTTTTTATAAATAGAACACTGTCGATTCGAGTTACCGGATCATTTAATTTTGCAAAACTAAATCTTTTTAACAGAGAGGAAAAAAATGTCTAATAAGTATATTAAATTTCATGGCATTAAGCTTGCAGATAATTCAGTAATCGAAAGTTTACGAATTGAGCAAGTCGCTGCCGATCCCACACCAGCGGCCGCTGGTCGTTTGTGGTATAATACTACTGATAAAGTATTTAAGTTCTCTAGTTTAGACGGAAGCGATCAAGTCGTAGTACGTCAAGCGGTATCTCTTCAAGAGATGACATCGGCAATTGCAGTAGAAACAGCTGCGAGAGTTGCAGATGTTAATGCTGAAGAATCCGCGAGGCAGTCTGCTGATGCGGCGATTCAATCTGAACTAGACGCCACACAAACTGGTGCTGGTCTTGCTGCTGACGGTTCATTAACCGCTCACAGTGGAACAAACTATATTGACAGTGCAACAACCCTTAAAGGGACTGACGCATTGTTGGATGCTGCGATTAAAGCAGTATCAGACGAAATCAACACTAGCCAATCTGGCACAGGGTTAAACACAGACGGTACTTATACCGCTGATGGTTCGTCAAACTATATTACTGGTGCAACCTCATTAAAGAATGCTGATTCTTTATTGGATGCCCAGATCAAGACAAATGCTGACGCGATTACTGCTGAAGCCTCTTCAAGAGCTTCTGCAGACAGCGCAAATGCAACGTCTATTGGTAATGTACAATCTGAGTTGGATGCAACTCAAACAGGTGCTGGACTTGGTGCTGGTGGTGCGTATAGTGCTAATGGTGCTACTACTTACCTTACAGGTGCAACTTCATTGGTTTCTGCCGACGAAGCATTAGATAGCGCCGTTGCTTCAGTTCAATCTGAATTAGATGCGACACAAACTGGTGCTGGTCTTGGAGCAGGCGGTGCTTACACTGCAAATGGTTCTACGAACTATCTTGCTTCTGCGACTTCATTAGTATCTGCTGACGAAGCTCTTGATGCACAGATTAAGTCTGTTGCTGATTCAGTTGCCGGTTCAGTAACAACTGGTATTTCTGGATTGCAATCAGAAGTTGATGCTATAGAAAATGCAGTAGGTCTTGCTGCTGATGGTACATTTGTATCATACAGTGGTACTAACTATCTTGACTCAACAACATCTATGACAACCGCTGACGTAGCACTTGATAGTGCGATTAAGGCAGTTTCTGATGTCGCTGACGCTGCAGTAGAGAAAGCTGGTGATACAATGGGTGGTACTCTGAACATGAGTAGCAACAGAATCACTAACTTGCCTTCTCCTTCTGACGATGCGGATGCTGCGACTAAGGGTTATGTAGACGCAACTGCTTCTGGTCTTGATGTTAAGGCATCAGTACGAGTTGCCACAACGGCAAACCTAGACTTCAACACTGGTTTTGCTAACGGTCAAACAATTGACGGTGTTGCGATTGCAACTGGTGATAGAATTCTTATTAAAGATCAGACAAACGGCGCACAAAATGGTATCTTTGTTGTTGAGGCCTCAGGACAACCTACTAGGGCAGCAGACTTTGATACTGATGACGAAGTTAGTTCTGGTGCATTCACATTTGTTGAAGAAGGTTCTTCACAGGCAAACAATGGTTATGTCCTTGTTAATGCTGATCCAGTAAGTGTCGGTTCAACTGCAATGGTATTTGAACAGTTCTCAGGAGCTGGACAAATCGAAGCTGGTGCCGGTATCAAGAAGAATGGTAATGAACTGTTCTTATCATTTGGTGCTGGTGTTGTAGAACTACCTTCTGACGAAATCGGTCTAGACCTCGCGTCTGATTCTGGTATGATGTTGTCTGTAGATGGATCCAATGCTTCAACAGATACTGCTGCTACGCTGCAGTTGAAGTTGGACGGTGCCACTCTTACAAAATCAGCGTCCGGTGTTAGAGTTGCTTCTTCAGTAATCACTGACATCTCCACACTTCAATCTGATGCTACTAGTCTCCAATCTGAATTGGATGCTACTCAGACAGGTGCTGGTCTTGGTGCTGATGGTTCATACACAGCGAATGGTTCTACCAACTACCTTGGTTCTGCTACATCATTGGTTTCTGCTGATGAAGCTCTTGATGCACAAATCAAGTCTGTTGCAGACTCAGTTGCCGGTTCAGTAACAACTGGTATTTCTGGTCTTCAAACAGAAGTTGACAATGTAGAAGCCGCTGCTGGTCTGAATACAGATGGTACGTTCTCTGCTCACAGTGGAACAAACTATCTTGATTCTGCGACAACGATGAAGGAAGTAGACGCTGCACTAGATTCACAACTTGCATCTAGTACTGCTGAGTTAGACTCATTGATCTCTGATGTTGAGGGAGACCTCGCAACAGAAACTGCTGCTAGAATTTCTGGTGACAGTGCGATCAGATCTGCTGTAAACTCTACGAAGTTTACCTTCCAGTCTACATCAACAGCTACGACTCACACAGTTTCTCACAACTTGAACTCCAACTTCTTGGTTGTACAAGTTATGGTACTGGGTGATGACGGATTGTACGCCAACGATCTCGTACCTGTAGAAGAGACTGACGCAAATACTCTTACTTGCTACTTAACAGAAGCAAGACACGTTAGAGTATCTGTAATGTCAATGTCAGATATCTAATACATATCTATAGTGATAAAAAGGGGAGCATTGCTCCCCTTTTTTTATGTTCTTTAAAAAATATATTATAAATAGTAAGTGAACATTCAAAAGGAAAGTTAAATGGTTCCAATGAAACTATATAATATCCAGACAATGAAGAGTCCGGAAAGAGTGAGAGAGGCTATTGGAGAGGCAGTTAGTATTCTTAAACAGAACTGCATTCTCGCAGATTTTAATGAAGATGATACCAGAGAGACATATTCTGAACACCTACGATTGGTAAAAAACTACTTAACTATATTGGAGTTAATGCTGGACGATGAGTAAAAGAACTGTACATGGGCCTCAACTTCTTACATTTATAAGTAAGATAGAAAAGAACCTAGAAGACTTTAATTTTTATGATGTAAATTCTTCCAAGGAAGATAAAATGGCATATATCCGATATCAAAGAGAACTTTTTGATATCGCAGAAAGAGTTTTGGCTGGTAGTTTATATTTTGTTGGTACATCTCAAGAGGTAAGGGAAGTAAAAAGTTAGAATTATTTTAAAAATATTTCTAATTTTGATGTTCTTGAGAGAAATAAATCCATAAATATAGACATACAATTACTTGATGAGATTAAATTAATTCTAATTTACGCAAAGGAGAATCATAAATGGCGGATTCAAATCTAAGCACTTCGATTGCTGCAGTACTTTCTAGAGGTCAATCACTTATTTCAAGTGCAACCGCATCAGAACTTGCTGACATCACCGAAGCACTTAAAAAAATCAAAAAGACTGATGACGCAACAGCAGAAACTGCTGTCAATGCAAGAGTAAGTTCGTTGTACTCTACTGCAACGATTGATGAAAAACTTAAACTATCTAGAGCTGTCGCAAATATGTTGGAAACAAAATTTGTAGACGGTATTCAATTTCCAGATGACACTGGGTTGTCTGATAGAATTCTAAAGACAAATGGTATGTCTACTCAGTGGGCAAAAGTATCTTTGTCTGATATGAATGCTCTATCTGGAACTCCACAAGCTGGAGATATTCTAGTTTACGACAATAATTCATCTGCATTTGTTTCTACTCCTGCTGATGCTGCAAAGATTCGATATTATGCAGACGAAGCAAGTCTCCCCGCTGACGGAGAGAAAGGTGAGTTGGTTCTTTGTGGATCAGATTTCAAATTCTATTGTGTAAAGAATGTAACTCATAACGTAACTGCAGTAACTGGCGCATATGTTATCAATTCAGAGAATAATCCTGCATTGACTTTCTACAGAGGAAGCACATACACATTTGCACTTGATGGAACTTCAACTTCAAATCATCCTTTCTATTTTGCGACAAGCAATGCGGGAAGTTTTGCTGGTGAATACACAAGTGGAGTAACAAATTCTAGAGCAACATCAGGAAGTGTAACAATCACAGTTCCTTTAGACGCTCCAGAAACTTTATATTATCAGTGTGGAAATCACTCAGCAATGGTAGGGACTATTTCAGTATACAGTCCTTGGGTCGCAGTAACGGCTGCAAACTAAAAGAATTATAACGGAGAAAACGAATGTCATATTTAGATAGCGCATTAGACGCAGCAAGACTTACAATGGTTGCTGACATCGAAGCACAAGTCTCTACCGCAAACAAAGACGAACTCTTGAAATATGCAAGAATGGTCAAGAATCTAAGAGAAACTGATAATGTAACAATCGAAACATTAATCAACGCAAGATTGGAGTCTCTTCTTGCTACAGAAGATGATGTCGATACTCTCTTAGATCTTTCTGACAGTTTGTCAAAGGTATTGGACTTGGTTCAACCTAATACAGAATCAGGAAGAGAACTTCCTACACAATCCGGTAATGGTGGTAAGTATCTTACAACAGACGGAACAAACGTCTCTTGGGGAACACCATCACTATCAGATGTTTCTGATTTAACCAGTGTTTCTGACGGCGAAGTTCCAGTTTATACTGGTTCTGGTTTTACCGGAGAAACTTTAGTAAACAAAACTGTTGCTGCAGAATATAACTCAGTCGCTGGTTTGCCCGCAAGTGCAAGCAACGGTGACTTTGCATATGTTCTAGAGAACAGTAACATTTATTATTGGAATGGAACTGCGTGGACTGCATTTGGTTCATTTGTAGCTTCCTAATAAGACAAAATAACGAGGGATAAAAGACATGGCAGATTCAAATTTACAAAACGCAATCGGCGCGATGAAAACAAAAATTCGTGCAGAAGTCGGTGGTGCGGATGTAGATAATGTATTAAAGTTGTCTAGGGCTGCAAAGAATACAGGTTTGGATACAGACGGAGATGTTGAGGGAGATTTCAACATTCGAGCATTGTCTCTATCCACAACTGCTACTGCAGGCGAAGTAGACAAGTTAAGTAGAGGAATTAAGAAACTTATCACAAGAGATGTAGATACAGGTGGAGTCCAGATTAATAGTTCTGATGATGTTCCTGCTGGTTCAACGAACCAATACTTTTCTCAAGGTGGAGCAAGAGCACTAGTTCAATCTAGTGGAGACGTAAGTTATAATTCAGTAACTGGTGAATTTTCTTTCACTGCCCCAGCGGGTGGTTTGACAGTTTATACTAATTCATCAGAATTACCTTTGAGTGGAAATAACGCAGGAGATCAGGCACTCGTTACTTCTACCAACAGACTGTACATCTTCACAGGATCAGGATGGTATAGCGTACCAGTATCTTAATATTTGGTTGGTTCCTTATACTGTCAATAACAAAGTAATTTAAGGGAGTTGCCGAATGGCTGACGCACAACTATCAACGTCGATAACATCAATTAGCGAAAGAGCATCAGAGGTCGCACAAACGGCCTCTGCGGATGAATTACAAAAAATATCCAGAGTTGCTCCAAGTCTTGAACAATCAGAAAACGCAGCATTAGAAGTTGCAGTCAACACCAGAGCAGCAGCAATTGCTGGAACTGCGACTGCGGCTGACTTGAAAAAGATTGGAAAGGCAATCGGAAATATGTTAGAACCGCAAACTACTTCTGTATCGGGAGAGTTTATTGGTTCTCAAACTAATCATGCAGGAAAATTCTTTTCTACGAATGGAACTTCAAAGAACTGGGGTGGAGTCACTATGGGTGGTCTTCAACAGGTTCAATTGTCCACTATAGAGAACGATCAGACACTTGTATACAATAGTGTCAGCGGTAAATTCGAAAACTCTTCAAGAGCATTTGATATTCCACAATACTCACTAACACAAAATCTACCAGCATCAGCAAATGCTGGGGAAGTTGTTTTTGATGTTCAGTCATCTCAACTCAAATACTGGGACGGATCAGAATGGAAAGTTGCAGCGGTTGTTGCATCCAGTGGTTCTGTAAGCACTCATAGGATTGTAATAGGAACACGCAGATATTCTCCATCATTTTATCTATATGATTCGGACGGAACCAATGAACAAATAATTACACCGACTGGAACTCAATCCGGCAACTATCAAGGCAATACTGACGATATTGTTGCAATCGGAAATGGGAAAATTGCTGTTGGTGGTCAATATGCAACTAACGCAGATATAGACGCTATTGCTGGAAGGGTCTGGGTTTATGATGCTGATGGAACTAACGAAATAATAATAACTCCAAGTGATGCTGCAGAAATGGATTTGTTTGGTATGTCGCTTGCGATAGGAAACGACAAAATTGTTGTCGGTTCTAGATCTGGTGGCAATGGTTCAATTTATATTTATAACTTAGACGGAACTAATGAGATTAAAGTAAATGCCCCCAATTCTAACTACGAACAATTTGCGGATGCACACATGATTGCAATTGCTGAAGGTTATGACAAGATTTTTGTTGGAGCATATGCAGCCCAGACTAGCAATCAAACTGTCTATGGCGCGGTTTATGTGTATGATATGGCTGGAAATTATCAAAATATGATAACTCCAGCAGTGCGTGAACATATGGCTAGATTCGGTTGGAAAATTAATTCCGCGAATGGTAAAGTTGTAATAAGTTCTTATGTGGAACACGCCGGCGGCTTGGATAACGCTGGCGCAATTTATATTTTCGACGTAGATGGAACTAATGAAGTTAAAATAACCGCGAGTGATAAGGCAGCAGGCGATCAATTCGGTCATGATGTAGCAATTACTAGCACTAAAGTACTTGCAGGGGCCAATGGGGCAGATAGTTATCGTGGTGCAGCGTATATTTACGATTTAGATGGATCTAATGAAATTAAAATAACTGCAAGTGACGGGGCGGCGAATGATAATTTCGGTAGAGATGTTGCACTTTCTGATGATAAAATTATGATAGGTGCATTGGCAAATGATCAAGCCGGAAGTAATGCAGGGGCAGTTTATATTTATGACTTAGACGGAACTAATGAAGTCAAGATCACCGCAAGTAATGCTGCGGATAACCATATGTTCGGTGCTGCGATTAAATTCGGAGAAACAGGATTAAGTGCATCCAGTGGTTCTGGAGAAAGTTCTGGAGAATCTGCAGCTGCTGTCGGATCTGTTTCTTTTACCGGCGGAGATGATTATTTATCAGTACAAGATCCATCAGGGGAACTTAAATTTGGAACTGGTGATTTTACTATAGAGATGTGGATAAAAGCGACTTCTACTGATACTTCTAGTCAACTTGACGGCCGGGCGTGCCTTTTTGATTATGGTTACGCAGACACTTCTAGTGCTAGTGGAGCATGGATGACACTCCATCATCAACACGACTATTTAGTTTTTGGTTTCGCAGCAGCCGAGAGAATAACAACTTCTTCATTTATAACTGCAGATACATGGCATCATATTGCAATAACTGGCTCTAGCAGTGGTACTACAATATATGCTGACGGAACTTCAGTTGGGTCAATAGGTTTTGGTCATAATTACACAGATGCCTTGGCCAGAAATTTAAATATAGGAATTCAGATACTGCCTGGCGCAACTCCAGTAAAAAGAGGTTTTGATGGACTTATTTCTAATTTCAGAATAGTAAAAGGAACAGCGGTTTATACATCAGATTTCACTCCCCCAACAGAAGCATTAACAGAAGTTGCTGGAACTGCTCTTTTGTGTTGTAATACGGCAGATAATCCAGTGAGTGAAGCAACAGGAAAAACGATCACTCTATCAGATCCTGCTCCAACGGCATCAGCAGATGCTCCTAGTTTTGCATCTGCAAGTTCTTCTAGTTCATCCACACCAGTAGATTGGAGTCCGCTCACAATTAGTACTACTGTTGCTAGTAGTGTATACAATTTGACAGGTACTGCTCCAGAATTGTTAACAAATCCAAGTTTTGATACAGATAGTGATTGGTATAAAACTTGGACAGGTCAAGGGTATCCAGATCTTTGGGTAATATCTGGAGGCCAGGCCACTATGCCTACAAGTAATTCTTATCGCCCTCTCTATCAAAGCAATATTGGTATGCAAGTTGGAGAAAGTTATACTGCAACAATAGTTGTAAGTGCGGTAACTGGAACTATGAAATGGGATTTGGCTGGGACAGATAACGGAAGATTCATTCATGGTAATACTACTCAGGGGTATGGATTAACTATTTCATCGCCCGGCACATATACATTTAACTTTACATATACTGGACAAGATAAATTAGGAAATTCTGCAGATGGTATTGGTATTGCTAGATTATCTGAAGCATCCTGTACAGTTGACAGTATGTCTGTTAAACTTACCAATGCTGGCGGAACTACAGGAGAATCAGATCTCGCAGTAGATATGTCAGAAACACACACAGTTGTTGGAATCGATAAGGCATACAGTGGATACGGCGCTATCAAACTTATAGATAATTCTACAGGTGTTGTTCAGTGGTCTGTAAATAATCCCAATCCAGTAACAGCAGGAAGCTTCGCAAGAAGAAACTCTGTCGGTACAGATGGTACTCATGTTGTTGTTGGCAACAGAGATCAAGATGAAGTATATGTCTACGATATATCAGGAACACTCTTAAGAACTATTAGTGGCCCAGATGCAGGAGCACAGTTCGGTCACTCTGTTAAGATTGATGGAGACTATATCGCAGTCGGTGGATACAATCAAGACAAGGCATATATCTGTTCCACATCAACAGGTGCGGTTCTACATACATTGACAAATCCAAATGTATACGGATCTACTCCGGATCAATTCGGTCAGGTAGTTGATATTTCTGGAAACTTCATGGTAGTTTCTACTGTAGAAGAAGATGCTGCAGATGGAAGTAACTCAGGTGTCGCATATGTTTATACTGTAGATGCTGGTAGTTTACTCCATACATTTGTCAATCCAAACGCACACGGAACAAGTGCTTTGGACAACTTCGGAATTGACTGTGCGCTCGACGGGAACTATCTCGTAGTGGGCGCTTTCGGAGAATCTGACGCTGCTGTAGGGTCTGGTTCTGGTAAGGCATACTTCTACAATGTCGCGACAGGAACACTCTTACACACGATTGACAACCCAAATCCGGACAGTGGAACTGATGTAGATTACATGGGATGGTCAGTTGCAGTTGACGGACAAACTGCATTAGTCAGTGCATGGTATGAAACTGGAACTGCCGGTGCTGATGCTGGTAAGTGCTACCTCTATGATGTAGTATCAGGAAATCTATTGCACACCATCGAAGATCCAGACTTATATTCTGCAAGTGGAACTGATGACAGATTTGGTTCAGAAGTTGCAATAGCAGGAAATTACTTTGCAGTCTCCGCGAAAGGAGAAGATCATGCAGATCAAGATAATGTCGGCGCACTCTATGTATTCAAAGGAGAATAATTAAATGGCTAATACGTTTACCGCAAGAGATACACTTAAGACAAAACTGCTGGCTGCATTAGGTAGTGCTACCAATGCGGATCAAATTGTCAAGTTATCCAGAACAATAGAAAAGGCAAACCTAGACGATGATGCAGATTTAGAAACTGCATTGGATACAAAAGTATCTGCGATGGCGACCACTGCTTCTACAGGAGATATAGAGAAACTTGCGTTTGGTGTCAAAAAATTAAGAACTGCGGCGACTGCGACAGATCCAGTTTCCAGTATGGTTCCAGAAGGTTCTAGTAATCTTTATGTAACGGATTCAAGAGTTAGAAGTTCTTTCAGTGCATCTGGAGATTTATCATACGATTCCGGAACTGGTGTTTTATCTTATACTGCACTTCCTGATGCGTTAACAGTTTATGCGACAGTTGCAGATTTACCCTTACCAGAGAATACTAATGCTGGTGCAAAGGGAATAGTTGAAGAAAATAAGAAACTTTATATTAACTCAGGATCTTCTTGGCTCAATGTAGGCCTTGTAGACCAGAAACCAGTTATGACAACAAATCCAGATGGATCTTATACACTATCGCCTGGCGCAGATACAGTCATCACTCTTACTGCAACAGATCCTCAAGGAGACGCACTAACATGGTCATATATCGTTTCTTCTGGAGCACTAGGAGGTTCTTCTGTTGCACAAGCAGACAACGTATTTACAATAACAGGAAGTTCTAATACTGCAGATACTGCTTCTTTCTCAATAACATTCAGAGTCAGTGACGGAACAAATATTGCAGATGCAGTATCAGAGTTCACAGTTAACTTTGGGCCAGATTGGTCAACTGTTTCCAAGACTGTTTCATTCGGAAATCCTTGGTATGATAAAACTTGGTCAAATCAAGGAACTCCCAGCGGATATGCTGGCGGTGGCCGATGGGGTAATCAGCATGACGATATGCATGGAACTTCCGCTGATAAAATGTTTGCAATGAATTCTAATGCAGTATTTTTAGGTCAACCCAAACAGTATACTACAGTAGGAGATGAATCCGGCACAATTTCAGCATTTGATCATAGTGGAAATCTTTTATGGGTGAAAGGAAAACATGATTACTATAACTCAGGAAATTCTGATGTCGGTCAAAGAGTTGTGGCGAATGATAATTATCTCGTAATAAGTTCAATACGATCTCGACATTTAACTGGAAGAAGAGATCCGATAGGAACTGCTCTTATCTTAGATCCAACAGATGGAAGTGTTCTTCATTTTATAGACGGAAGTATAGGTGAAGGTATAGGAACTGGTGATGCGTATGGTGCATTTGGTTCTAGTCTCGCACTCTTTCAATATGAAGGAACAGATCATGTTGCAATCGGAGAACAGAATACGAGAGGGAGTCTTGGAGAGATCCATGTTTATCGATGTTCGGATGGAGTTCATAGATGGACTATTGACGCACACCCAGAGGCAGCTAAATCAAACTACGGCGGAATCGGTTGTGAATTAGACGCATCTGATGACTATATCGCGTTCTGGGCAGATGGAGTAGATTTCAGTGAATATAATTCTAGAGGCATCTCGCAAGGTTCTGCAAATGGAGGTTTAAGAAAGTATCATTTTTGGACTAAACAACAATGTTTAGATGAGATGGGTTATTGGTATGCAGATTATAGTACAAGATCTGGATACACAGGAGCACAACAACATCCGGGCGGTGAAGTTGTTATTGTGACTGCAGATAGTAGCAAAACTCATGTTAGAACAATTACTAATCCAAATCCAAGAAGTTCTGTTTTTTCTGATCCTAGTCATTCGGTATATATGTCCAACAGTTGGCACGCTCAAGATTATTTTGGAAGAAATATAAAAATACACGGAGATAAAATTGCTATCGCGTCATTTGGACAGACTGTTCCAAATGGTTCTGGTGGATTTAGATTTGATGCCGGGGCAGTCTATATGTTTGAAATATCCACTGGAAATCTTCTTTGGACAGTAGAAAATACATATAGTACTGCAAATGATACCCAGTTTGGTATGAACATGGTGTTTAGTGATGATGGAAGTGTGTTATTCGTTTCTGGGCGAGCGGCAAGTGGCGGACAGGCGAACATGATGTCAGTAAAAGTATTAAGTGTCTCAGATGGTAGTTTAGTAACATCTATAGGCTTCCCGAATGACGGGGTGAATGGTGGAAATACTTTTGGTGGAGGAATTGCAACTCACGATAATAAAGTTTTAATTACAAGTTATAATGAAGGATTATCACCATATGATGAATCTGGAACTGGGTACATCTTCGAAGCATAATTTAAAATAGGAAACAATAATGCCTAATACTAATTTAGAAAACGCTAAAAATAATATGAAGACTCGTATTCGAAACCGAGTCCAAGCTGGTCAAACACCAAGAGACTTAGGTAGACTTGCGAAGTCCGCTAGATTTGTGGGACTCACAGACGATGCTGAAGTAGAAACTGATATTGATACTCAGATGGCTGCTGCAATTCCTGCTGCATCCGTCGATGATCTTGTAGAAATGTCAGAAGGACTTAAAGAGTTGAGAACTGGTGCTGCCGATATGGGTAGAGTCAGCAATGCAGATAACTTAACGGAAGGTGGCAATAAGTTTCTTAAAGCAGCAAATGTTCAACCAGCAATAAGTGTCTCTGGAGATTTGTCGTATGACAGTGGTGTTGTTTCCTACACTGCGCCAACTTCTTCTGCACTTCAAGTAGTTGCAACAGTTGGAGATCTTCCTACTGGTGCAAGTCCCGGCGATCAAGCAGTAGTTCAGTCTAATAATAAATTGTATATTAGAACTGCAGATGGCTGGTATGCAACTGCGTTGATTAATACTGCACCGACAGTATCAGGAAACGATGCATCATATACTCTTGCAACAGATGGAACACCTACAGTCATCACAATGACTGCAGTTGATCCAGAGAATGATCCTGTATCATTCTCACATTCAGTGACTGCCGGTGCATTAAATGGAACTACAGTAGATCAGACAGATAATGTGTTTACAATTACTCCACACGCATCCAACGAGACAACATTTGAATTGACATTTTCTGCAGATGACTCTGTGAATGTTGCAACTGCAGTTTCTAGTTTTAGTCTTGTGTTTGTTATTGATTTTTCTGGGGTTAGTCGGAATAATCCCACACTGGCTATTACGAATTCAAGAATTGGACAATCCGGATATAATCCTGCCAATCCTCAATTTGGAAGAGGGTTGGCTATTTCTGGAAACACAATAGTTGCCTCGGCCCCTTACGATGCAGGGCCAGCGACTGATTTTGCAGTAAACTCAGGAGCTCTACATATAATTGACGCAACTACTGGAACAACCAATCACATAAAGTATTATTCTCCGGACTCAGATTATTCAAATAAATATAATTTTGTAAATATTGCAGCAACAGGAGACTATGTTCTTGGTAGGGTTGGTGGCAACCATAACGTCGGCCACATTCTTGTGTATAGTGCATCATCCGGCAATCTTCTTCACACATTAGATAACCCTATAGGCGCAGATCGAAATTTTGGGACAAATCGCCAGAGTGTTGCAGCATCTGGAAATTACGCAGTAGTAGGAGCCAATGCATCAAGAAGTGCTTATGTCTTCGATCTTACTACTGGAAACCTTTTGCACACAATTAATCATCCGCCGAATCTATCAACCAGTCAATATGATATGGGATGGTTTGGAGAAAGAGTTGCAATTGACGGAGATTATATTGCAATCGGAAGTCCAGACTCTGCGTGGTGGAATTCTAGATTAACCGCTAACGGTGGTCAAGAAAGCAGTATAGGCTCGGTTGCTATTTGGAGAATTTCTACACAATCATTTTTGACTGACAGAGATTTTAGTGTAACTCAAGATGTCGGTATCACTGGAAACGCTGCAGCTGCAGGACATAATCGCGGTTACAACGGTGTTGCTTATTATGATCTAAAAAATGGCGACAGCACAACTCAAAGTGATGCAGTCATTCTTCATGCGCCGTGGCAAGATCGTCAACAACATGACAAGTTTGGTCATGGTCTTGCATTAAAAGACGGAATGTTATATGTAGGGACATCTCCAATGTATCAGACTACATACGCTGACTATCCTTCTGCTAGTTTGGGTGGAAGAATATTCAAATATTCATTAGTCGGAAATACTTTTTCTCATATTCCAGAATGGACGATAGAAAACAAAGATATTTCTAATACTTTGTCGTGGCAAAATAATAGGGCAGATGATAGACTGGGATATAATCTATCTACTGATGGAGTTCATCTTCTGGCCAGTTCTCCCTATGTCAATGGAAATGAAGGGGCTGCATACATTTTTGATGTCACTGACGGAAGTAAAAAGGGTGTGATTATAAATGGAACCAGTGGCCAGAGTTATGCTGACCAAGCAGTACTAAGTGGAAATACTGTTGTTGTATCGGCTTATTCTGAAGATTCTAATGCTGGAAAAGTACGAGTCTGGAAAGTATAGTTAATAATACAATATAAATATTCTTTATGAAAGAATTGACGCTGAGTGAAGACTCAATAAACTACTTGGACGATTATTACAATCTTGATGGCGAAAAGTTAACATCGAAATATGAATGTAACTTTCCCATCAAGGTTGATAATAATTTCGCATTCTCCCTCAACTATGATAACAAAGGGGGATTCTGTATTGGAAACAAAAAAGAATCTCTTTTTTTCTATTCTCCAAATGACAAGATAGAGTACAAATACAGAACTCGCAATACTAACACATTTGGAACTTTTTTTCAAGAGAAACAAAAGACAAATACTTTTCCGATAGTATTCAATAATACTATATCACTTCTCAACTATAGTCACGCAAGAAAGAAAGCATGGATTAATTCTTCCAGCCTTAAAATAGATTCTCTGGTAGAATCAAAGACTGCGATCTTTGGAAAGAGTTATTACAACTTCTTTATCACTCAAAGTGAAATCATAATTGTTTCTAATAATTTCCAATCCGCAAGAAAGATTAAATTAAGAAACAAAATCATCAAGAATGTAGAGATAGGAACCAAAGAAGAAAATAAGATATCTTTGGTTATCAATACTAATCTCGGCGTGTGTATCTTTGATGTGTCTATCCCCAGATTTGCATTCAAAGATAAGAAATTCTTCTTTGGAGATTATGAAGTATCTATCAACTCAAATAACGAGATATTCCTATACGACAATCAAAGCTCTAAGTATACCAAGTTAGATCATTATACATACTCTTCTAATTATAAGAACCAACGATTCTATCCGGTGTGCCTTGGTAATAATGTATCGTATTTTTCTGAGAGACAAAATATACTATTTGAAGAGGATCCAGATCTTGAGTTTAATATTGAAGGTATGTTTTTCCAAAGAATGAAAGAGTTCCCTATGGAGGAATTTCCTGTCAATGCTCGTATAGAGAAGATAGATCTAAACGAAGAAACCTTCGAAAAACATCAAATAAACCTAGACTCTGAGGTTATTAAGTTTCCTTTTTACAAACCAAGAAAAAGAAGGAAATCCTAAAAATATAAATACTCTTATAGAATAGGAGTATTAGTATGTCTGCAATAACCAGCAGAAGCGAATTCAAAGAATACTGTCTCAGAAAATTAGGCAAACCAGTAATCCAGATAAACATAGCCGACGAACAAGTCGATGATCGTGTTGATGATGCATTCGAACACTATCGCGACTATCACTATGATGCGGTAGAAAAGGTTTATCTGAAACATCAAGTCACTCAGGATAATATCACAAACGGATACATCGAACTTAACGATGCGATTGTTGGTGTCAAAAGAGTTCTTCCTTTATTTGATAAGACAGACGGATATTCTAAAAGTTTCTTTGATGTTCGTTATCA